ATCTCTGTCGTCCAATTGCTTCTGCCAATTCTGTAACACACCAGCACCATACGCACTCATGCCTTTAGAATTCTTATAACAAGTGTATACGCTACCAGAATGGTTATGCACCTCATAGTGTTTATCATGTTCAATCACTTTGGTAACACCTGAACTGATACGCCACTCATCAGAGCCAAGATATCCACCATACCAATTACCAAATACTTTATACAATACTTCACCTTCTTTATTCTCAACTCTAATCAATATCCAACGGTCTGGTGTATAATCACTCATCTTTAACTCCTATAAATATTTTCAATGTTCGTTCATCATCTTGTAAACTGACTTTATCAATTACAATATTCCACTTTTCATAAGAGTTACCATCATAGTCTATTACAACCAATCTGGTAACCTTACTTAAATCAAAATCAAATGGCATTTCCATTACCATGTCCTTATATCGGTTATATCAACTACAGTATCAACTAAGGTGATATTTTGTGTTTCAATCAAATCAAATCTAACTTGCATAGTGGAACCAATTGCACTTGTAGCAGGATTTTCAATAGTGAAATGTTCTACCTCATTGAAGTGTTCTACTATTTTATTCAGCTGCTCTAATTGCTTTCTACTAAGTGTTAATGATACCATTATATCTCCAAGTATTTTAATTGAAACTGGTTAGCAAAGCTTTCATAACCAATGTAACCTCTAGGATTACAAACCACTCTGGTCTCACCAATCATATAATCTGATACATTGTGCATATGGCCATGAGTCCACAATTTAATCTGTGTCCTGTCCATAATAAAACTAGACAAATCAGATTGAAAAGCTCCGTTCATTACCGTATCACCTTTATATTTCTCAGCAATACTCAATGGACTTGGTGCATGATGACCAACTACCACATAAGTCTTGCTTGTATCTTTTAATGTATCATTAAAGTATGCTAAAGTCTCTTTATGCACGCTATATGATTGCTCAGGTGACCATAGTGATGGTTTCTCATAATGGTCAACTCTTTCAATAACCAACTGGCCATCTTCACCTCTAATCAATTTACCATCTTCAATTTTGTAAATGTTATTTTTATGCTTCAACATAACATTACTATTCTTAATCAGCCGAAAGTCATTCATCATCTGAGCAACTTGCCATATTGTGACCTCATCACCTTTATTCATATCAGTCCATAATGTGGCACCAACAAAGGTAACATCATTAAGGGTAACTGATTCTTTTTCAAGAATATGTAAATTAGGAAATGCCAACTGAGCCTTCAATGTATCATGAGTCCAAGCAATATCATAATCATAATGCTCATGGTTACCCATTACATATACAATCTGTGGAAATTGAAATGCTATACGCTTAAAGAAATCTAAAACTAAATCCTGTTTGGCCTTTTTCTGACCTGAACGGAATACTTTAGCCGTGCAGATATCACCGCTGAGGATTAAAACATCAGCGTTGCCATCATTCTTTAAGTTAATATCTCCGAATTCTAAATGCAAGTCGGATGCTAATGCGATTCTCATACAAAATTCTCCTTTAATACAACCATTATAACACAACCAAGGGTGGTGTCAAGTTATATATGTAAAATGTTGTATAAAAACAACACAATAAGACACCATAGGATTGCGTAGGTGCAATTCCCATGGCCTCTAGTGTATCAGTTTATCATCTATCTTTGACGCAAACCTACAACTCGGATCATTTTGGATACTGTCAACCAATCTCCAGAAATCATCTTCACAGCCTGTGTTTTGCACCATCAATAGAATCCTACCAAGTAGGACACCAGATAATGATAAAGGGGCTAATTTATGGACTGTGCCCCAATGTACCAGTTTGGTATCCACTTCTTCAACTAAATGTAGTAATTGGTTATCATCCATATTAGTTTAGTATGTTTTGGTTACGAAAATTCTCACACATTACAGATACAGGCACTTGCAACTTACCATGGTCTGTTCTTACAGATAGGTAGGTGATTTTTGGTTGTAACTGAACTTTGATGCACTCACGAGCAGCCGCAATCACTTCGTTTTGATCCATGGCTTCTGGACCCTCATAATTCTTCAACTTGAATACAGTTTTGGTACTTGAGTCAGGTTGAATGTTTGCAACTGGTGGTTGTTTCCACTCTATTTGAACTGTGGGTGGTGCTGGTTGATTACTAGCACAACCAACTGCACCGATTACAACTAACAACGATAATAACAATTTTGATTTCATTTTATTTCCTTTTCATAATATAAGTTAATACTTCTTTTGCCTCACTACATTCAGATTGTAACACAAAATGTTCCAACCTGTCAAGCCCATTCAAATAGTTTGCCACTTGAAGGTTTCTTAATACATCACGCAATTCTACCAATGACCTAATATCTACTCTGCGCCATTGATTGTAATCCGACTTCGGTTCATCCACTATATTGTCTCCTCTACGATTAGTTTACCAATGCCAATGTATTCTTCAATGGCGTGTTTTAATTGTGTCCTAGATGTTTTGGGTGCAATGAATACATACTCTAATTCAGGATTCACACCTTCATCTTTTAAAACACCATTCAAATACTCAATGGCTTCTTTAGCATCTGTAAATTCTTTCATGCCTTTGTTGTTAAACAGAGCTGGTTTGGCAATATATTTGGTCATTTCTCGACTTTCTTTCCTTTTGATGCTTTAATAAATGGTACATCTGTTGCTTCTAGTAATTGCTGCCTTAATGCGTTACATTCACCAGTAATCATAGCGTTATCACGCACCAATTTCATGTGGACATCTTCAAAGCAATCCCAAAGCTTATTGAATTTTAATTCATACATTTGGCGTAGGCCAACTAGAATGCTAGTTGCTTCTTCTAGTGTCAAATTATCTTCAATAATACCTTCGGATATATCTTTGATATCTTCAGTAACTCTCCAACATTGCATAATCTGTTGTTCAAAATCGAATCTATCACTCATTTAAAATCATACCTTTTAATAATAATACTGTTTGTTGCAACATTGTATTTGGTGAAGCGATATGATACACAATCTGCCATCATTTTTGTATTCACTCTATCAAATACACCCAAGTAATATGCCTGTTGTTTCTGGCAATCCATCTTATCTTCATATGAGGAGTGTATCTGATAATTGGTCGGTGAACCTAACCAAAATATTAGAAACCAACTCATATAATCATTTCTTTAGATAATTCTTTGATACGGAACTCCAACACACCAATGGCTGTATTGAAATGACCTGTGCCGGGTAAATCTGGTCCCTTGTAATAATATCGGCGTAGTGTTTCAACTTCAGTTTGTAACACGGCAATATACTCTCTGCTACTAATATCATGGTTCTGCATTATGCTGTTTCCTTTTGTTTAGTTAATAATGATGATACTTCTTTCCATTCAACATCACGATAATCTCGGACATACCATACACCATTATCAAATAGATAAAAGTATTCTATGCCAGCCTCATCATAATGCTCAATAAACTCTGCTTCTGTTTCAAATGTCCTGAATGATGTATTCTCACCACGGTCACGATTATAGAATTTACATTGATATGATATAGCCATTTCAAAATCATTTTGAATATATTCTGGTGTGGCATCAAACTCAACCTTTTTACCGATAGTGGCACCAAGTGAACTTATATCACCCATTTCAATCAGCTGATTGATTAAAATTGGAGTAAACCAATATTCTTGGAGAATACGACCATTATGTTCAGGATATCCATCCCAATGGCAGTATACAGATTTGATTGTATTACGGCCATGCTTGATTGCGATTGCGCTTCTAGTTGCCATATAATTCCTTTAGTTTGTGTTTGGGCTTACGCTTTAGTTTGGAGACTACTCGCTTTGGTTTAAACGGAGTATTCTCACAAAACAAAATGTAATGTGCTCTTGTGGGTTTGATTTGTTTTTTCATCATGTAAACCATTATACAGGTTCCATGGTAGGTGTCAATACCAAAACAACAACTTATACCACATTGTTGTTTTGGTACAACAGATTGAATTAAGAAATTAAATCTTCCAAAGTTAGTGTTTTGGTTTTATTTGTTTTCTTAAATTGTGATATGGGAATTATCTTTGTAAAATCTTCTGGCTTCTGTCTATCTTGTGGAACAAATCCTTCAAGAACCCATGGAAATCTTCCATTGTTGTTGTAAAATTTAATAACATCTTTTAAGAAAGTTTCCCATCTTTCAAAGTTATCCGCCATCTTCTGTCGTTTATCATCAACGGAACTTTCTTTTGTTGGTGCTGATGTATGACCAATGATATAAGATTCTTTACCGTAGTCTGAATACGCTTTCATAGCACTAAACAAAGTATCTGGTTCATAACGAGATAAACAAGTATAACCGGCTTTATTTCGTTTCTTGTCTAATATACCAGACATCTTGTAATCAGTATTTGAACTTAACCATGCATCAAGGTCGTTTGCGGTGTATGTTACAACATCTTGATATGCACCACTCGCTGCAATTACACGGCGAATAATTTTCCCTTGTGTTTGCCAATGTAAATTTGAACAATAAAGACTAACATAATTATCAATACTTGCTTCATCTGCTTGAACTAATACAGAACCTTTTTCAATTAAATATAAAATTGCATTTACAACATCATCTGCAGCATTTGCTAATGCAGGCGTGTGATTATTTTCTTGCAACTTAAATGTTGTAACAGAATCTTCAAACGAATAACCGTCTAAGCAAACATCATATATGTCAAAAATCCAACGGTCATATTGACAAAGTACCTTTAGAGCTTCGAATCGGTGATAACCACAGATTAATTCATAATCATAGGTCTTGCCATTAATGATTTGTGTTTTCTTTTTAATAACCGGAGGCATCTTCGAGTAATCAATTCCATTTGATAATGATTTTGATAAGATTTGAATATGAGGTAAATTCTTACCTTTTTTTCTTGCGACATTTTGATTAACTTCAGGAGAATATATACGGTCAAGTTTGATAATACCACGGTCAACAAATTTTGTGCCTGGTGAGAATAAGTGCTGGAATGTGACCATTTGAGGGTCAAGAGAGTTTAAATCGAAAGCCATTGTGTTTCCTTTTTAAAAAATTTACGACCACAAAATGTGAGTCCTTGTAAACTAGGTTTATAAAAATGTGGTGATTTTACACACCACATAAACCACTATACACTATTACTGTAATAAAAACAAGCCTTATTTTGGTAAACTATCTTTAATACTGTCCGAATGTTTACATTTACCACGATATCCATAACCAACACAGTTACAATGGTATTTGCCACTTATTAATTCCACAATATATTCTTTACCAGAGTCCGATTTTACTTTCCAGTTTGGATAGTCCGATTGTGTAGGCTTAGAATCTAATTGTAAAGTACCTGCCAATATCTCTAGGCCTGTATGTTTAACCTTTTCAAACTTACGGCGTCTGGTGTCCATCTTTAATGGCTTATTGAATACTGTAATATCCTCCGTGCCTTCAATGGCATATGCCAATATATTGGACTTACCATCAAATAGGTAAGTATGATTAGGTACATAATACTCGGTATCTGACCAATCTGTAATTTCACGATATGCTTCTATTTTCATATTTTCTCCATTATCCACAAATTGCATACTCTGCTAAATCTTTCCAATTGTTATTTGGATTCGCTTTACGAATCTTGGTAACTTGGATCAATGTTCGCAATGATAATTCTTTTACTGTATCAGCCAAACTGGCAATCAGGTTCAATGCATCATTCTTAGAAACCAAATCAAACTCTGGCATGAACGATTGCTCAGTAACCAAATGCCTCATTCTTTCAACTTTCTGCTCTGTGGTCATAGTTACATCAACCGACATTGACCGAGATATAATAGCTTGGTCTAATTGTGTAGAGGACATATTAGATATGAATACTACACGGCCTTTGAATTCGAATGATGTAGGCAAATCTTCATCTTTGATATCGGCACGCCATGAGATAATCCGCTTAGAATAAGAATCTAAGGCACCTTTGAGTAGGTTCAATGATACGGTATCTTTCAATACAGAGTCGCAATCATCAAACACAATAATGCTATTACGGTTCTCATACAGAGTCCGATACAAACCTTTAGGTGTGGAATATCCTTTGATTACAACAAAGGCATTCTTTGGCACATTGGCACCAATCTCATAATCATCAAGAATGGACATATCTTTAAGTCCAGCTTTTTTGAGTGCTGTTGTAACTGTGTGGGATTTGCCAAGACCACCAGGTCCTGTGACTACAACGGACGGCTGGTCACCATTGGCGAGCATTACAATCATATCCGATAGAAAACCGAATCTTTGATTGATTGTAAATTTTGATTGTGTAACAGGCGTGGACGCAACAGGTTCACTTTTGGCAGCTTTACGAAGCACATACTCAAGGTGACTGCGTTTTGTCCGCTTTACGGTCTTTCCGTTAATAACTGCGGTATACATTCCATTCACTAAACTAATCATATTCTCTCCTAATCAACAATAGAACCATTATACAGGTTCCACGGAGTCCGTCAAGTATTATTTTACAGATTGTTGTTTTTATACAACAGATCCAGAGCCGTAGGAGATAGGTTTAGAATGACGGAGGGCGCCATAGGGGTGATGGTATCTTGAGAGTGATTGTATCTCACACCAGTAGAATTATACGCTGGAATTGCGCCTATTGAGTAGTCATATATGTTCCTATTGATAGGCATATAAGGTAATGACCAAAAATTGGCATATGAGGTTAATACGGGTGTAACGGAAGTAATTAATGAGGTCATAATGGTACTTATACGATTCTAATTAAAAATGAAGCAAAATTCATTGCTGATAAAACCACCAATATCCAACCAACTTGATTATTCAATTCTTCAAATGCATTGGTGGCCGCACGCCAGAATAATACGGATAGAAATAGGCTTAATATCTCAAGCATAATCGGACTCATTGATAGTCCAGCCTTCATAACGCAATTGCTCACGGCCTTCTGGTGTGGAACTCATCCTATCCATAACCTCATGGATGCCTTCAATGCTTGTAATCAACCACTCACTATCGTTCCATTGTTGTGGAGTTGCAAATCTAGGCCTGAAGCCATAGAAGTCCTTATGGAAATCACTAAAATAGGATTGTAATTCATCTAAGTCCATGCTTCGAAATACGCTCATTATACACCTTTCACAATAGTATTAAAACGCTCTTGGTACAATTCTACAATAGATTCATTAGATAACTCACGATACAAGTCAGCTTGCAATGATAAATTGTATTCTACTAATTGTCTTTTGGACATTGTAACGACCACTTTTTTATCAGCATCTACTAAACACTCAATTAAACTATCTATTCTCATAAACTCTCCTCATCAATATATGTACCATTATACAGGCTTTTAAGGTTTTGTCAAGAACTATTTTAATACTGTTGTATAAAAACAACACTTTATGGTTTAATATCAAAAATAGTGTAAATTGCAGCTTTCAACATTCCAAATAGTAACGCAGGCACAATACCAAGCCAAAGTATGGCAAATATAGCATAAACTGGAATCATTACTATTCTGCCGATGATAGATAGAACCTTATCCAGATTATCCATAGATAGTAGTCACTAACCATATGAGAAAAGGCGTAACGATAAACGCAACGATAAACATTATTGTGCCGTCATCCATCATAATGGTATAAAACTCAAATCTACTTTGCTTGAACCATTGTAAGATGGGCTGGCTGGCATAAAACTTAAATCGGTTGTGCCATAGGATTGGCAATCCAACTGTTCCACTTCAACAAATTCATTCTCTACATCATCTGGAATCTGTTTCTCAATGGTTTTGGCATAGGCCTCTGCTTCATCTACATTAATAAACGCCTTGAGGTTGGTATAACCAGCATCAGGACCAAAGCTTTTAACAATAAACACCGTGAATACATTACTCATATAAACTCCTTGTTGAACGAATTAGTGCTGGTTTTAGATTATCTAAGGTCGCAACTACCAGCAAAAATTGACCTGCCTATTTTATAGGATTTATGGTACCTAAAGGATCGTTTCCCAAACCATGTGCTGTTTAGGCTGTTTAAAGTCTGCCAAGGATATTCCTCCATAAAGACTATTCGGATTATTCTTGCTCTTCCTCAGCATTCTCCTCTTCCCACATGGCCATATCTTCAGAGATATTAAACATTTCATCTAATACATCTGGCAATAGGTCGGCAACATCTGCAGAACTCATTTCGCCAATATCAAAGTAATCATCAACACCTTCGACAAACATACCACAGAATGCCATGCCAGGTTCATAGTAGTAGGCACTAACAGTAAAGCCCATTTCTTCCAACTTTTCAAATGCCTGTATTGGAGGACCCCATGCTGATTGGAATGATGCAGAAAATGTATTACCGTTTACCTCAGGTACTTGGCCATCACCACCTACATCCCATTTTGTGCCCCACTCACCAACACAGAAATCGTACCAATTGGCATAACCGTGTAATTCGATATTCTCTTGCTGCTGGCGTTCCAATTCTTTCTGTGCCGTATCATTATCATCACCAACACGACCTGCAACAATCTGTAATGATGCAGGTACAGGTATAAACTCGGCCAGTAACTCACCACGATTAAAAGCGTCCTCAGCTCTGCGTAACATTTCAGAGTCAGCATGAGTTAATTCTACATAGTTTGAGCACCAATTTGGCATATTATTCCTTTTATCCTATTAATCCGATTATATAAATTACAATTAATACTACATTCACAACTACCTGATTCCATTCTTTTATACGATATCCCCATGAGAGATAACATACAGAAGCCATATTTAATAAAATGATATTTAATGGATCTATTCTATATGAGGTACATATCGCACCTGCTATTACTAGAAAACAACCAGACCACTTCAATACACTATTAATCATTAATTCCTTTATTCTAAATTCTATAATACAGTATAACATAGTAATAAACGCTTGGCAAAACAATTATTACTATAGTATCCTCATATCAATAGTTAAAAACTATAATCTACCGAACCACGAAAACTCACGAAAACTCCTTCTTATTACTTTTAGTTATAAGCGTGATAGTTTTTAACTATCGCTTCGCTAACTGCTTCGCTACCTAGGTGCTTCAAGTGGATCTAAGTTTCTATGTGGCATCCAGAACGATCCTGATAGAAACCAGAACGGTTTTGGAATGCCACAGAGAGTTTTAGTTTACCTCAGAACTTACCTCAACTTTTACCTGAGCAACTTCAGTAGGTTTCTGTGCGACAGCTTTTGGCTTACCCACATAACGCCCATCATTGTTAAACTCGGCAAAATTCACTAGCTGATATGCTGATACTGCTCTACCACTCTTAATCACTTTCACGATACCTCCATCCTTACGGATATTGTATATGTTAGTGCTTAAGCGATACAGCACACCTTCTTGGTCAGTCCCTTTAAATACTGTAGCAATTTCATCGGGACTCACAGGCTTACCACTTAGTAATACCTGGGTAATTTTCTCATGACGGTTTACCTTACCTTTTCTTACTGTTAAAAAAGCCATACTATAATACTCCTATTGTTAATCAATTAAATACCTCTACTACACCACCATTATACTACAGATATGGTAGGATGGCAAGTGTAGTGTTGTTTCCATACAACTACTGCATATAAGCGGAGAAGTGGGTGGCATCTACCTTCAAGCAAGTGGACTGAGCAAGTGAATGAGACCTACCTCGAGCGATACGGTGAGCTCTAGGACCACGATACCTCAACCTAAACTTATTGCCAAACAAAGCTTTAAACTCATCATACTTGGACATTGGTACCCGAGCGAATACTGCTCTTTGGCCAACTGTGCGTCCGTAAGTCTGGTAATACTGCAACAATAAATCTGTGTACCACCCTTTATTCTTATTCATATTCCCGCCCATCTAATGTGTTTAAAATTACCCGTCAATACATTACCTCTAGCAAAATTCTTGGCGGGTGCCTTCCATGTAGCTGACTTCAGTATATCACCATGCTTAAACTTACCTTGGTCGCCAATAACAATCCAACTATGTGAAGAGCGATCCTCACTAGGATAACTGGTACGACACATAATAATTTTTACATACTTCCTACCTACCTCATACACGAACATATAAGGAATATTACCAAAGCTCTTATTATGATCCGCTTCTAAGTGCCTACAGTAATCACCTACTGCATAATCAAATTCACTAAACTGACCCATATTACTCCTTTTACCTCATGAAGCACCACAATGGTACCTCATATTAATTTAATGCTTCCTACTAGATAAGTTCAAATAAATGAACACGCTCTGGGCTAGTAGGACTAACGGGTGCCACCGCCTGGTTTGGAGTTACCTGGAACTGGCCTGCGACAAAACACTTCATTTCACGGGGCTCCCGCTAGTAGTGACAATTAAGAATACTACACTACACGACTTTTACTACCTTTACTACTATAACTACCATTATACAGGAGTCCTACAAAATGGCAAGCGTCCTGTATAATGGTGTTGTATAAAAACAACACCTCGGTACTACCTCTTGCGATTAACAAATTTACCTAGATTAATCACTCTAAAATCATATTCCATAAAACTCACCTCATACGGCACATACATTTGACTAGCGATACGATTACCTCTAATCATTTCTGTTTCAACATCGCCATCGAATTTATCGGCCGTGATTTCTATCTTATAACACTTGTATCCGGGTTCATTACAATTTGCATCGATTACTTTTCCTTCTACATAACAATCGCCACGACCTGCCATTGGAGCAAAATCATAAGCTCTGATAATATCACCTTTTACTGCTTTGTTCTCATGTTTTAACATATTTTTTCCTTTTCTTTAACTGATACGACCATTATACAGGTATTGGTAAAAATGTCAAGAATTATTTGCCACTTTGTTGTAAAAAAACAACAGCGGCTTATGCGGCAATCTTCAAGCTGATAGTAGGATATTTCACAAAGCCACTTGTATCCTTCTTAGCCTTACCTTTTGCATACAGCCCTACTATAACACCTTTTGGATCCAGAAAGCGTAGGTCGCTCTCATCGCCATTGTAGACTGGGGTGCCTAAGTACAATTCAGGCATCGGTACGGTTTTCTTAATACCAAATACTGTGGCAATATTGTAACCTTGTGAAATTGCCTTGGTTACATCACCATCATTACCATCTGCGGCACTAAAGGTAAGGTGGTAATTACTGATACCTTGTACCTTACGACCAAGCACCTTGGTGTAATCATAGAATTGGACATTAGGGAATGCCTCAAAAATATTGGTATAGAATACATTACCCATTTTAACTGGATACTTTTCCCATGAGAGGTCACTAGTACCATTTAAACGGAATACAGGTATTAGACCAAGACGCTCAGACTGCTTAATGCCTAATAGAATATCCTTTACTAATAACTCCATGAAGCCATCACGGTCAGCAAAGAATAGTTTGGTTTTACGAATACGAGCCTGCTGGATTACATTCGTTACCTCACCACGTTTAAACATACCACCACGACCAGCTGTATTCAAGCAGCTATCAGTACAACCTACAGTCCGCTTAGGACATACCTCATGACCAGACAGAGCTGCGGGTGCCAAATGGAGGATATAGGTGTTATAGCCTTGCTTGATACCTTTCAGTACCTTTGGATTACCTGTGGACAATAATTTCATACTTTTCCTTTAGTAGGTTTAACTAATTTGCCAGTCCGCAAATACTTTACTACTGCTTGATTAATTTCATTCATATCGGTGTAACCCATCGCAATCAGCTTTTTAATTAATTTACTATACATTTTATTTCCTTTTCTCATTTAATATAACCATTTTAAAGGACTCTCGCAAAAATGGCAAGAATTATTTAAAATGGTGTTGTAATTAAACAACACCTTACCTCTAGGCGCTACGCTTCTTGGCAGCAAATTTCAAAGCGATAGCGTTTGCTTCTACTGCCTCTTGCTGAATTACTGTGCAAGCTGAAGGCTTTTTATTCGCCTTGATAGCTTTCTTGCCAACAGGAGAAGCTTTATCTAAAAGCTTCTGTAATCGAGCCTGAGCTCTTGAAATTGCTAACTCACGCTTCATTGCGGCATTAAAAGCTTTCTGCTCTTTTTCTACTGCTTTGAGATTGCGACGCTCAGCCAGCTCCATGGAGATGGACTTTTTTAACGCTGTGATGGTCTCACGCTTTTGATTAAGTGTAAGTCCTTCGATTGAACCACAAGCAAATGTAAACATATAATTCCTTTTCTTTTAAATTGTTTATTAATTAACTACTATGAAACCATTATACACTAATTGGACTGGATGTCAAATACTATTTCCACTATGTTGTTTATTGGCAACATATATTTTAGTGAATATATCATGTATAATATTCTGCTCTCCGTCATTATCGGTCATATTTTCGAATTCAGTTAATGCGTCGTATATAACATCTAATTCATTATTATTAAATGTTATTGTAGTTAATTCTGTATTATTATTAATCATTATATTATCTTTCATTATTATTAATTAAACATCGAAATGTTCATTATTCACGAATGAATAAAAACTATCATAATCATCGAATATATAAGACGATAGAAAATCACATTCAAAGAATTGATTATCTAATTCTTCATTAACATCATTATCATAATATATCTCATATACTGTATTATCTAGTTTATCATTAGTAATAACATCATTAGTATGAATATAAAAATATGATACTTGTTTATTATTCGATTTTCTCATTATATTAAATTCAATACATTCATTATCATATTGTTCGACTAATTCAATTCTAAATTTAGAATTAGAGTTTAACATATTAATGTATTTTGTTGTGTTTATTGTATTCATATTTTCTTTCATTTGTTTAGTTTATAAGACTATTATACACTAATTTGAGAAAATGTAAAGCATTATTTTGAGTTTAGAATTTGTGAGCGACACGATATGACGCTTGTTGTGTAAAAACAACAGTATGGTGTTATTAATAAAAAAAGTGCCCCATGGTCAAACTGATTTATTCCAAAAAGTTTTTTCTAGGGGCTCTGTGATTTTTTATTTTTTTCCAGGAGAACCAGTGATTCCTAATTTTTTTCCTGGTCCCGCCGAATGATCCAGAGTAAAGCATCATCCAGATTCATCCACGAAGATTGTTCTGAGGATTTCTCAGTAATCCATTGGTACTCTTTCTTCATACCTAAAACCCATTGGTTCGTTTCATCGCACCAATAGGCAGTAGATAATTCATGTTTCTTTAATACCATTCAGTTTTTTTCTTGGAAGTGGGACTCAATATACCCTATGAGTCTTTTGAAATCTTCTAAGGTACCATTATTTTTTAACATATTGGCTTTGTTTGAAATAACACTTACATTACCCTTTACATAACCTTTGTTATTATCAACTCTATCAAATGATGGTGAATTGTAAGATACTCTACCTTTATTCCTACACAATTCTATTTCAGGATATACAGGACAATACTTTGGTATTACAATATCCGATACATCAATGTTGAATTCCAGTCCGCTTTTTTTAGCTCTGATTTTAGCAAACTTATGCATTATTCGTTCAGGACTATGGCAACCAAGTCCTTTTTCAACTCTCTCATTTGCCCACTTCCTAATTTTAGAGTTTTTTTCTGCTCTTTCTTCTGTGGTTAATATTGGGTTATTACATTCCACACAGGATTTTGATTTAACATACTTCTCAAAATGTCCTCTTTTACATGGTATTACATCAAAGTAAGTTTTCGTTGTATCTAATTTCATATCATTGCTTCAATACATTCATAATAAAGTTACGGGAATTCTCTAAGCCTCTGTTCTTACCCTCTAGTTCTCGAATAATCTCTGTGAGTAATGCTACATCTGCTCTGAGGTTAATAATGGTTGATTCTTGTTCTGTTACTTTTTTATGTAACGAGTTTATTATTATGTTTGAATCTACAGGTCCCATTCCATCCATTACTTAATCTCCTTTTAGTTTATTCTGATAATCCTCTGAGGCTCTCATATACACTACCCATAGGAATACGAACGGTGCCATGGGAATGGACAGTATGCATAGTGCATAGAACAAAGTAAATTCTAACCAATACTTCATTTAATCTCCCAATTTATTCCTAATAGTTTGTATAATCCTCTGCGGAGGAGTGGTGGTTTATCGTTTACTTTGAGTACGGTGGTATCTACGTCTAACTGTAATGTTCCAGCGGAGATAGAAGTTGTACTCCATTGTTGATTGGCAAGTGTATATCCTGTTCCAACTGGCGTGGAGTATTCAATTGGCACATAGTATTTCGGTTGATTGCATTCGGTATAATCTAAGTCTAACGCTATCTGTTCTGTGAGTGGCCAGAAGAATTGTATTTCTAGTTGTAGGTTCATGAGCGCCGGAGGCCTTCCAAAAGGATTAAGTGTTGCGCCGATTAATCAAATACCAAAACAATGCCTTCTTCATCAATGATATAGTATTTGTGGTCTTTATCATACTTGGTCTCTACGGCTTGGTTCCAATTAACAAGAACGGTGTCACCCACTTGAACATCTAGGACTTTATCACCAATAGCAATTACTTTGGCTTTATTAATATCCTCACGGTCTGGAATAGCAAGAACGATACCACCTGGTGTAGTAGTTTCTTTTTCTAGTAGTTCAATGAGGACTTTAGATTTGATTGGTACGAGCATGGTCTTGTTTCGCTTTCTCTTTTAAGTAATTACAACGGTCAAATTCAATTTTTGGAATGTCTGGATGCCAGCCACCCATGGATAAGTTATCTATCTGACTACAAGTATACACGGATTTCTTAGGCTTGTCAACCATATTATGGTAATCTGAATCGGAGAGATAACCATACACAAAGACGATAACGGCAATAGTGAGTATGGTTTGTTTCATAGGATGAGAATGTCTCTTAGATGATGATAACTAAGTATAAATACTAATAGTAGTAACACTAATACAAAAAGGAAAAGCAATGAAACTAATTAAACTATTGAACCAACTGTTCAGCACAAATTTTAAAACATCTTTGGATCTATATATCTCATCTAAGTCACCAACTTGTGCAGCCGATGTAGAAAAATATCAAAAAGAATATTTCGACAAGAAAGCTACTGGTTACTTTTATCAATAAAGCTTGAGCATTTCTTCGTAGGAGTATCTTTGCACCATATACTTGGATGGTTTATCTAGGTAATTTGCTTCTAAATCACCTGCTCTCTTAGGTAACTCATTCACTTTGAAGTCTACGTTATTCACTTCTTTGAATGTATCTACAATCTCTCTGGTAGTTCTAGCATCACCATAAGCAAGGTTCTCGATACTGTTTGCCGGTTCATCAATTGCTTTTATTAAGGACTCACATATATCATTTACATGGACATACTCTCTCACGCAAGTACCATCTTTTGTATTGTAATCAGTACCATAAAGATTAAACTCTCCAGTTCTGGTCGCTTCAGCGAGATTATAAAATAACCCATCAGGATTAGTAGAGGGAAATCCGTCAGTACCAATTACATTGTAGAACCTAAAGATTGTATAATCGTAACATTTCTCGGCCACAATATCTTCTGCAACTCTTTTAGAATATCCATAAGGTGAACCTGGATTACTGGCGGCACCCGTAGAAGCAAATACAAAGTTATGATAATTGACACATTCTAGTACATTGAGTGTACCATTAATATTTGTATCATAGTATAGTGTTGGTTTGTTTACGGACTCTCCAACACGGACTTTGGCAGCCAAATGAATGACCGTATTATATTCTATATCGGAATAAAATCTCTGGCAAATATCTTGTTTATCTTCTGCAGTTCCACATTTATCCAAACCAAATAGATTAATTTCAGGTCTACTCTGCTTAATCATCTTACATAGGTGCTGGCCAATATAACCTTTATGACCAGTTACTAATACATTCATCATTGTCTTTGTGCTTTCAAGTGATTCAGAACATTTTGGATTTCTTGGCGAATAGGACTGTCCTGTGGAGTCCATACATATACTTTGTTTAGAAATGCTATGAGTTGATGTAAATCCATTATTTAAATATACTCGACCAAGTTTTTAATTTCTCACGTTTTCTGATTCTTGCTTTATTGAGTTTCTCATCGGATATAATTCCATTCTCTACCATAACGTCAATCATACAAAGCAAATCACCGACTTCTTCTTCAAGCTGTTCTTTGTTTGTCGGTACCCAATCTTCACCTCTTGGCCAGCAATCATCAAAACCAAAACGAAATACTTTGGAGATTGCTTGAGTTACTTCTGCGCACTCCTCTTGAGTAATCAACAATATTTCTTTCACTTTATCATCCATAATTATTCTTCCAGTAAAACTGGTTTGTTTCCTTTATTAGTAAATTCATTTGCAAATTGTTCTGCTTCACTTTCCGACATAAACACTTTACTGAATGAATGTGGATTTTTTGGTGTTCCATAATTCACTTTGTAAAATGATTTATCTTCAGCTTCAAATATTACTGCTATTAGTTGTCCTGCGCCACCCACAAAAGTTGCTATATCTTTCATGCTATCATTCCTATAAAACGGTTTAATACTACACGGTTAGTCAAACGACCTTTTGTATACTTGCTAAATGCTGATACAAGTCCACGGGTGGTCGCATTTTCTTTTACTTCAAGTTCTACATCATCATCTGTATTCATACCTTCTGTGCGGATGAAATAGTATTCATCATATCCAGCATTGATAGAAACAGCAAAGTTATTTTTACGGAACTCTGACCTCAATAACTCAGTATTTGATAACTTTGGAAAGTATCTCCAGATTGCGTTTCTAAAATCTCTGGATGATAATATATAGAAGCCCACCACATTACATCCTGTTCTCTGTTTTAATAACTTGAGAAATGCACCAGTAATTTTTTCTTGACCAGAACCTTCATTTAATATAACCTGATTCTTTGTTTTAGGATCACGGATAACATATATCTCATTGCAAGAACCATATCTCTGTCTGGTCAGACCTCTCATAGGTACAAGTTGCTCTTCAGCAGTATGTGTTACCGCATCGTTGAATGGAATACTTTCTACTGGTAGATTACGATACACCATGTTACCACCATGGCCTTCGCCATCAGTTAGGAATACAGTATTAACAAGTTGTAACTTATATTGTTTTTTGAATTCTGGAATAATTTCCATAGCAGCAATAATTGCTTCATTGAGTGGAGTGCCACCAAGGCAGAACCAATCCAATCTATGATGACCACTAGTCATATACAATAATGCACTACAAGCATATGAATATTCAGATGCAGCCATTTTACTGGAAAGAATGTTTAACAAATTACATTTGTCTAGGTAAATATTACCTTCTTTCCAAGTTTCTTTCAACCAATCATTGTCGTTGTATTCGGACGAAAAGGCATATACATCAAAAGGAATATTAACCTTCTTACAAAAGAGTGTTAGATTAATTAACTGTTTGACTGTATTGTTAATATTTTCGGACATCGAACCTGACCAATCCAAGAACATAACCAAACCATGTGATTTGCCTTCAGCAACTACTGTGGCTTTCTTGAAGATATCCTCATTGAACACATAAGAATAAATCTTGGACATATTCAATTCACCAGTTTTGGCAATCGAGGTACGTTTCATTTGGTCAGCATTTTTACGCAGTTCAAATTCTTTGGCTAGATATGAAACAACTTTAGTTGAATCTTTCCTAGTTTTTTGGAAACCAGCAGTATCAGTTGCATATTCCGAAGCTTCAGCTTTATATCTTTTCCATAATTGCTTATATGGAATAATCATCTTATCTAAGTTAATGGATGGAATGTTGCCGTAGTAATATTCTCTACCTGTATGAGCATAAAGTTTATTTTGGTTTCTTTCATATGCTTCATCGGTATGAGATTTAATATCATGGTGACCTTCTACGCCGGCACCCTGAGTTCCACTTTGTTCATTTTCTTTAACTTCATCCGATTGCTGAAATGTATCTTCATCATAACTTCCTTCTGGTGAATTAGGTTTAAATTCCATTTCTTCAGTTTCTTCTTCGGAATCTTCATAACCATCGTTATCAAATTCTTCATCTTCCTCTTGGTCACCAGATTCTATTCTTTTCTTCTCAGCTTCTTCGGATTGGTTTTTCATAAACTCACCAATTCTTATTGCAAGCTCAATTACATCATCATAGGTTTGTGTTGATTCAATTTCTTTTAATAAAGAGGTTTCTTCTTCATTGAATTTAATACCTTGAGTGGGTCCGCCTTTACAGAAGAGGTTAACACGGTCAATAAAGTTTAGTGTATTCATATCAACACCAGCTGTACCAAAGAAATCTTTTGCGATTAATTCGGAATAACCACGGACAAATGAGGCACGAATGCCAGGATATTTGTTTTTGATTTTACGCTCAATACGGGAATCTTCCAATACATTCATCAATGACATGGACAATTTTAATTCTAAGGCTTTTCTTATACCATCTTCTGGAGTATACAATGCGTGGCCAACTTCGTGACCACATAAAAGGTCATAAAGATAACCAGAGATATTATTATCTAATATTGGTAATGTTAAAATACGATTCTTAACATCAAACATAGCAGTTGGTACTTGCCGTTGTTCTACGGTAAGATTTTCTGTGGCCATCAATTTGGCAAGTAACGATTTAGATTCTATAAGTTCCATGTATTCTCCGAGTTAATAGAACCATTATACAGGAACCACGGTCGGTGTCAACCATGGTGTTGTTTTCATACATCAATAATCTATACCAAAATAACGGCATAGTATTTCTTCAGTTTGGTAACCTTTTTTCTCTACAATATTTACACATTTATATATTAGTAGTTCCGCAAAGGTATCAAGTATGCCATCAATGTCCTCTGGATCATTTTCACTAATGGCAACTCTTTTTAACTTTTCAATTGCCGAGTTATTTTTTTTACTCGACATTTACTTGATTAAAACTGGTGTTAGCTGGAGATTCCACGGTAACATCGACTTTAGAATACAAGTCTAAGAATGCCGTTTTAGTTTCTTCATCAAAACGGTTAACACATAATGTAATGGCTTTCATCTTATCACCAAAGATTTTAAAAGCCTGTGCAATGTGTACCAAACGGCGAGTGGAGATAATCTCATCTGTTGCGCCTTGGCCAAATGATTGCCGAACTACATCAGCCCATTGTACCAGATTCTCAACGAATACTTGGTCATCAATTAACGGAGAAAGGATTTTCTTCTCTGTTTTAGCATCAGGATAATTCTGTTCAACAGTAATAGGAAACCGCTCTAGGAATGCATCATCTAAAATCTGTGATAGATATCTACCCTCATCACTACCACGACCTTTTGTGTTTGCTGTACATACAACATTGAAACCTTTAGCTGGATAAACCATTTCACCAGTTTTCTTATTGTAGTATGGTTTACCTTCTAAGATGCCTTGTAAGCATAATAGTTTATTTGAACCACGGTCAACTTCGTCAATCAACAATACTGTGCCACGCTTCATAGCGGTAATTACGGGGCCATCATGGTAAACTGTATTACCATTAATCAAAGCAAAACCACCAAGTAAGTCGGACTCATCAGTTTCAATACTGATATTAACACGGACACATTCACGGTCTAATTCAGCACAAACTTGCTCGACCATCAATGTTTTACCATTACCTGATAAACCAGTAATGAAGATAGGATAGAACATTTTTGTTTTTAGAATATTCCGTAAATCTTTGAAAAAGCCAAAAGGAACATAATCAGGATACTTAGCAGGAACAGAAGGCTCATTATCATCAATTAATTTTGGTTGGCGTAATTGCACAACATTTTGATATGCTACTTCCATTTCAGGTTCTTCCTGTTTAACTGATTCTGTTTTTGTAATTGTTTTACCAGATGATGGCACTTTGTAATATCCTCGACCATGGCGAAATTCGGATTTGGTTACTAACCAATAAGGATAAGGTGCGCCAGATTCACTTACCACTTCAGCAATACCGTCTCTAGTTACAACGGCATTATTGCCAAACATTCTCTCACAAGCTTCAACGAAAGACAGAGCATTTTTATTCATAATATAATTCCTAATCAAGTAAAATAATAGTATAACACAACCACGGCAGGTGTCAACCTATGTGTTGTTTATTGACAACAGTATCATTGATACATTTCTTTGCGCTTTTGGTAGTCGGATAAATCATTTTCCATTTGTGTTAAGTTAGCCCACTTCTTGGTGACTATATCTAGGCGCTTCCAATCAGGTATTTCACCATCATCTGTGATGGCGTTAAGCCAAATATACTGACCAGATTGATTATTTTGCTCATTCATGCTTTTTTCCTTCGGTTTTATCAAAAATTTGCTGTGAAATTGATGTTGCCAACTCATCCGCCAGCTTCGGATTGAATTTTACTAAAAAATATGCGACATCATCAATGGGTAAGTGCTTCAAATTGAAAATTACCGAGTCAATTCCTCGATAAATTTGCGTTTTTTCATGTTCCATTAGCATTTTTATCTCCTCATGCTCGAAATTTCTCTTGCTTCGTTGTCGGTAAAAACAGGAACTGCGTTGGACTTGTGCATTGTTGCAACTCCCTTCATTTTTGCGCCTGTATAAGAGTTTCCTTCTACTGATTTTGTGCAAGGAATAAATCCTGTGTCCAAGGACGCATATTTTGGTGTTTCTCGGCCAGGCGGAATCTTAGGAGATGGAAATACTCTATTAATACTCTTAGGAATGGCAATTATCCGTTTTCCTGAGATTTTATTGAGTGATTTCAGCCATTCGTCTTTTTGCTCTTGCTGAGCTTTAGACAATTTCTTCGATTTGGATTTTGGAATATAACCATATATCATCATAATAGATTCCTTTCAACTAAGAATCTATTATACGACAGTTACAGTATTAAGTCAATAGGTTTGTTGTATTAAAACAACGTATTACCTGTTTTCTTGCATTTTGGTATTTTCGTCTAGGTTTTTGAGAAAATCATCATAATTTTGATTTTTCAATTTTTTGATTTCTGCGTGCTCATTCCGATGCTTGCGCTGAGGCATATACTTGTAATCATCGTTATAATCTTGGTTCTTACGGAACTTCCCTACAAATTTAGTCACTAACTTTCTCCTATTCTAGCGTTTCGTACTTGATGCCTCTAAATTTTACTTCTGGTAAATTATTTAATCCTGCATCCGATATGTAAGTGATATCGGCGTTAGGATAACATATTTTTGTGAGCTTGAATAATTGGCTGATTGTACCATCAGAATCATTGAATGTAAATATTTCATCAACACATCTTATATTTGAAAGAATTTCACGGCGAGTATTGTATGATTGAACAAAACCACCTTGAGACCAATTCATCCACCAATCAGAATGAATGCCGACAACTAACCAATCACCCCTTCTTCTACATTTTTTGAGGAAGTTGAGTTCTTCTAAAGAAAGTGGATCAAAAGACCCACTAGTGACTATTATTCTGTCTCTTTCAATCATTACGGTAATAGATTTGGAAAAGCCTCTTTTATAAATTTATAATTTAAACCTTTTACACCTAAATCTTTTTGAAAGATTCCTATGATAACTTCAGCTTCACGGGGCTCTAGAGATTCGAGTATTTGTAGTAACAACTCATTCCTTTTTTGAGGTGTTAGCTTTTCAGCCATTTCATCACCTTTTCTAAACATATACATCTTACGAATTTGGTTTGATAATTGTGCTGATGTAATACCAGGTAAAACATCATTGGGTATTTTATAATTATCAGGCATTTCTTTTATCAACCATTCATAATTCGGATGATAAGTTAATTCAAATACTTCTACTAATGTCTTACTTAAATTTCTTTCAATGACAGCCATTCTATCTTTTTTATTTTCTGCCATTTCAAATTCATCTAAGACTTCAAATATATTTTTCATTAAAATTCCTCAATTACATCCATTAAATTCTTTAGTTTATGTTCCATAAAATAGTTCAATAACTTTTGGCGAGATGCCGGTTTTGTATCATTATATGTATTTATAATTTTTTCTTTAATATCAGGTGGTATTTTTGTGAGGTCAATTAGTGTAGAATTTCTAGCAAAATTGGTCTTATCAGTATCATTATATTCTTCCACATTTTCCCATAGATACTTATCTATTATTGTTTTAGTTATAGGCTTCTGTCTCAAGTCACGGACAAAACAATCCGATGGAGAAAACATATTGGGTATACCGTCACCTTTATCCCCACGGATAATCTTCTCCTTGAGTTCTAGGATTGGATTCTCTGACTTTATATATTTCTTTTGTGATGGATTGTATTGTTTAACATTAGGACCATATTGTTGTAACTGTAGGAAGTCTCCGTCACTTGATAGAATTAAAATCTTCTGGTCACGAGCATAGATTGGAACTAATGTACCAATAATATCATCAGCTTCAGCACCATCAACATCAATTACTTTATATGGGAATGTTTCTTTGAGCTCTTGCTTAAATTTGGCAAGCATATCAAAAATCATATGCCAATCTAAATCAGATTTTTCTCTGGTCTTTTTACGGCTTGCTTTATAGAATGGGAAAAATTCTTTACGCCAATATCTTCGGTTATCACAACACAATACCACTTCACCATATTCATTCTTAAAATTCTTAACATGGATACGAATGATGTTCAATACCATATGCCGAATTAGAGGTTCTTCCAATTTGGTATTTTTCTGTGCTGAGATTTGTGCCATAAGGCCGGCAAGTAATACCTGGTTTAAGTCTACGAGTAACATAACAAACTTTCAATAGTTTCAAAACTCTATTATATCATACTTCTATCAATTTGTCAAATATAGCATCAACAAATTTTTGGGAAGTGGTAGTCTTTCTGGCAATAATACCATACCAATCACCTTTTATCAAAGTGGAAATATACTCTAGTGGTTCCATAAGTATGGCTTCAAATCTATCTGGCTCAATAAGTTTGCCATCCATATCTTCTTTAAATAAGATGATATCAAATGTATCTCCTAATTCCGAACCACCTAATTTTGTACCACTATCCTTATAACAGTTTGCCATTACCTCAAGAGAATCTTTTTTATCTCCTGATATAAAAGTGATGGTATCATAAGGCTGTTTACTTATACTCCGTAAGAATTCTAGCATTGTATCCTTTAATGTGGTCTTTCCTAACTCTAACCATTATCCATGAGTTATAATAGTTGTCGGTCTCTAGGACATTATTCCTAAATTGTTCTTTAGCTTCGAGATAACCACATTCACCTTTGGTAAGGCAAAGATGTAATATCTCTCTTTTAAAGTTTTCATGACCCAATTGTAACACATCTTTGGTCAGGTTGTCACTACTCCCATAGTAAGTTTGCCAATTGCTTGAAGCTTTGTACTTCTTTTTCTTACCTTTGACTTGCTTGGTTTTGGCAGAGTAAAAGAATTTCTTGCCTATGTATTTTCTACCATTCGTCAGATTAGTTATCTGATACACGAACCCGTAATTATTACCAACCAAATCTTCGGTAAAATCTTTGCCATTATATGTCCAGTTTAGTCCCATTCCTCATCTTCCAGTTCATCGTCATCCTCTATATAGTCCTCGGATAATTCTTCTATGGTTTCACCACAGAAGGGGCAATGTTCTGGTAATTCTTGTGAGACCATTTCTTCCATAAAATGTATAGTGTAAGTTGATTCACAACTCAGACAATCTCCTGATAAAGTTTTCTCCGTCATCTTCTTCCTTTTTTAAGCCCAAACTTCGTCCCAATTTCCCGATAGAGCTCCTTTGGCATAATCTGTTGCACGATTCTCAAAGAAATTGGTGTGCGTCGGTGCATTAATCATTTCCTCAACCCACGGTAAAGGATTCTTTTTCACTTTGAATACACCTTTGAGTCCAAGAGAAATCAATCGGCGGTCACAAATATAACGAATATACTTCTTTACATCATCGGCTGTTAAATCTTCCATGGCACCCATTTGAAACGCCAAGTCAATAAACTTATCTTCTAGTTCAACCATCTTTTCAGCTATAGTATATATACTGGACTTTAATTCATCGTTCCAAATTTCACGGTTTTCTTCAATATAAGTTCTAAACAATCTAATCATCGATTCACAATGTTGTGTTTCATCAACGATTGACCATGTTACAATTTGACCCATACCTTTCATTTTACCGTGGCGTGGGAAATTTAATAACATAATGAATGAGGAGAATAATTGCATACCTTCAGTAAAGGCAGAGAATACTGCAATGTGTGTAGCTGTACTTTCTTTAGTAGAATTTTTACTAGCAACACCTAAAACATAGTCATGCTTCTCAGCCATCTCTTTGTATTCCATGAATTCATTGTATGTTGTTTCAGGTAAACCCAATGTTTCAATTAAATGTGAGTATGCGGCCACATGGAGTGCTTCACGAGCGGCAAAACCCATTAACATCATTCTTACTTCTGGTTGTGGAAAATAAGGAAGATAATTATGTACATATCCACCAGCCACATCAATATCACCTTGTGTAAAGAAACGGAAGATGTGCGTCAAGAATTGTTTTTCTTCTTTGGATAGTTTTTTCTTCCAATCTTTTACATCTTCAATCATTGGCACTTCTGTATGTAACCAATGCGACTGCTCGTGTTTCAACCATGCATCATAAGCCCAAGGATAATTGAAAGGCTTAAAGTATGTTCTTTCATCTGTAATATTTAATTCTAATTTTTTAATCATGTTTTTTTTCTCTATGCGTTAAATGAGGAACCACAACCACAAGTTGATTTTGCATTTGGATTGATAATAACAAATTGGGAATCGAACTTTTCAGTTTTATAATCTACTTTAGCACCAGTTAAATATTGTGCTGATAACATATCAACAACAAATTTGGCACCGTCTTGTTCAATAACAAAATCGTCATCACCTACATCTTCATCCATTGTAAAACCATATTGGAAACCACTACAACCTCCACCCTCAACAAACATTCTTACTGCTAATTTTGGATTTTGTTCATTAGCAAGTAAATCTCTAATCTTTTCTAATGCGTTTTCTGTAACTTCTACCATTTTATACTCCACATGAACATTTAAGTTCGTAGTCTTTGATTGCTGCTTTGATTGCATCTTCAGCTAAAATAGAGCAATGAATCTTAACTGGTGGTAAAGCTAATTCTTCTGCGATTTTGGAATTTGTAATTGTTCCTGCTTCGGCAATTGTTTTTCCTTTAACCCATTCTGTAACCAACGAACTCGAAGCAATTGCAGAACCACATCCGTATGTTTTAAATTTAGCATCCGTGATAACTCCTTCTTCTACTTTAATTTGAAGTCTCATCACATCACCACAAGCAGGGGCACCGACTAAACCTGTACCAACATTTATTTCATCTTTATCAAAAGTACCTACATTTCTAGGATTCTCATAATGGTCTAGTACTTTTTCTGAATACGACATTTTATCCTTCACAGGCAATACAGTCGTTACCTTGAGCAATTTGTGTCATATCTAGCTCTTTGATAACTTGTCTTTCAATCTTCTTAGAAACTTTATCGGCCTTACCAATCTTTTCAGAACGGCAGTAGTATAAAGTTTTAAGTCCTTTTTTCCATGCTGTAAAATGTATGGCATGGACATATTTAATATTAGCATCAGGTCTAAAGAATAGATTTAATGATTGTGCTTGGTCTATGTATTGTTGTCTATCAGAAGCCAACTCAACCACCCATCTTTGGTCAATCTCCATTGATGTTTTAAACACAGCCTTATCATTCTCAGACATCCAATCCAAATGTTGAACCGAACCATCATTGGCGATAATGGATGACCAAACATCATTATACCAATCTTCAGATTTATCATTTGAAACTTTAATTATCAATTCATCTAACCATCGGTTCTTATTTAAAAATGCCCCCGATAAAGTGTCCTGCCTATAAGCATTAGCACGGTAAGGCTCAATACTAGGGCTAGTATTTCCCATGATGATAGACGAAGAAGCATTTGGAGCAATAGCCATAAGATGACTAAACCGCTTACCAGTGCCGATAGCATCAGGAGCTTCACCTCGTTCCCCTCCCAAAATTTGATTAGCTTCATCCAACCCCTTTCTTATTGATTTGAATATACGATTATTTGTTACCTTGGCCATAACACCTTCAAAAGCAATACCGTTGCGTTGAAGATAAGCATGGAACCCAAGAGCACCAATGCCAATAGAGCGTTCTCTCTCAGCACTATATCTAGCACGAGCAATAGTGTCTGGTGCATTAGCAATAAAATAACTAAGAACATTATCAAGCATTTCGGCAACGTCTTTTAGGAATAATGGTTCATCTTTCCATTCATCATACGTCTCCAAGTTTAAGCTTGATAAACAACATACAGCAGTTCTTTGTTCATTTGTCGGTAAAATAATTTCAGAACAAAGATTTGATTGATGGACTTTCAATCCTTTATCTTTTAACCATTGTGGCAATTCACGATTACTTGTATCAATGAAATGTAGGTATGGTTCACCAGTCATCATACGGAGTTCTAGTATCATTTGCCATAGATGCTTTGCTGATACAGTCTCTCTTATTTCACCAGAATGTGGATCTTTTAAAACCCAATCATCATTGGCTTCAGGATCCAACATACAATTTTCAATGATGGTCATAAAGTCATCGGTGATGTTAATACCGTGATGTAGATTTTGACAACGCTGATTTGGATCGCCTGTCGGCTTCCTCATTTCGAGGAATGGTATTATATCAGGATGACTAATATCAAGATATGCAGCATAAGAACCACGGCGAGTACGACCTTGACGATAAGCTAAAGAACTCGCATCATACATTTTAAGGTGTGGCATAACTCCAGTAGACTTATCATCTGCTGAACGAATTCCAAAACCGATACCTACACCGCCTCCCAACATAGAGAGCCAATTTGTTTCTGAAAGATTTTCGACTAGGCCTTCCGCAGTATCTTCAATATAATTAAGGAAACATGATATAGGCATACCACGTTTAGAGCGACCAAAAGAAAGAATGGGAGTGCTATAAGATAACCAATGCTTACTAGAATATTCATACAACCTCTGAGCGTGTTCGGTGTTTGAGCCGAATGATTTTGAAACGAAAGCAAACCGATGTTGTGGACTCTCCTCATCATCTTTCATGTAGCTTTCTCTAAGTCTTTTAATGCCAAGTTCGTCAAATAAATTATCTCTTTGTAAATCAATGTTGATACCTAGGTATTCCATGTAATCGCCTTCTTCTTATTGTTATTGTGTAATAAATTCTTTAATCATTGGGAATATTGGTTGAATTGCTTCAGCACAAGCTAAAGCAATATCTTGATGTTCCTTTTGTGTTCCGTTTGCGCTTCGTAGTTGTATATAGTGTACCCATGACCGCAAGGTACCATTCATATACAACCTAGAAACTGTTACTCCTTCTGGTAATACTGCTCGAGCTTGTTCTTTTGCGATGCCGTTATTAATAGCCCATTGATATGTCTTTGTGGCTTCTAATATAACATCTTTTTGAAATTTAAGCCAAACTTCATTTAATTGTTCATCATCATTCTTAATACTATTTTGTCTATTCTTTACATCTTGCAATCTTGCTTCTTTATACTCAAAACCTAAATCAGCTACTGCATATCTTTGACTAAACTCTTGGAAACTAAAACTACGGTGTCTTAAAATTTGTCTAGCAATATCTCTTGTAGTTTCAATCTCCAAACACACATTGACCATTTCTAAAGGAGACCAATGTTGGTGTTTAATTAAATATCTAACTAACTTTTCAGCATTATCATTGTTATTTTGATTTGCTGGGTTTGATACTCTTGCCACATAAGCTATTTGTTCTAATAAGTTTCTATTCTCTACATCTTTTGTATATGATACTAATTTCACATTCATATTATACTTTCTTCCAGTTTACAAACTCCATTTTCGCTCTTAAATTCACGAAGGTATTTTTACTTATAATGTCTTGGATTTCGTCAGGTGAGAACCCATCGAGCACCATTTCATTAATGTCTTTAGAATCAATAAACTCTGGCCAAATCACAACATTGAAATGATTATCAATAGCTAAATTTATTTTTTCTACTATCTGTTTATTTCTAGGTTCATTGTCAAATACCAAAGTTACTTTGGATTTATCGAATAATTTGGTAATAGACTCTAAGTTGGCATCAGCCGTGGCCACAGCATTCTGTAGAAACATCGAGTCAATAGGACCTTCCACTACATATATCATTTCATCCTGGTCGATCCTATCGAGTCCAAACACCTTATCAAAGTCATCATCAAGCTTGATTGTGATATACCTTAATTCCGACTTACCTAATGCTCTACCCTGAATAGCGATGAGATTCTTCTTACTATCATAGAACGGTATAACCAAGCGTTGGTCATCCTTATGTAAGGTCTCTTTTTCAATCCCCAAGGTTTCAACAAACTGTTTGAAGTCTGGCGCAAAGTATAGTTGCGATTCAAATGCCAACGGGATTTTCCTACTCTTGATATATCTTTTTGCAAAATGTTCTTCTGGTAACGATTCAATAGATTCCAATCGTATTCTTTCTTTAAAGACTGGCTTTTCCTTTGCTTCTGAAAAGTCTGGCTTGGTGTAATTACCACGTTCAGTTCCATTCTTATATCTCTCTAGTTGATATTCTTTTACTAATGATTCATCCACTTGTTTTAGGAAGTTATAAAATGTGGTAGATACACTACAGTTATGGCACATATAAAAGTAATCGTCTTTTTTACGATATACGAAGCCACGACATTTAGTTTTATTTTTTTGTGAGTCTCCACAGAGCGGACATCTGAAATTATAGAGGTCAGTCTTTTTTTGGGTAAAACGCTGTAATTTTGGTGAAGCACGGAGCAGAAAAGTCCGGTCAATAAAAACACTCATAATATACCAATTCTAAAAAATTATTTTAACGTAACGCTTTTAGTATTGTATCAAAGTTTGAGTGAGAAATCAACCATGTGATGACAATGATACCACCGGCAAGTGTCCATTTCCATTGGTTCAATCTTTCATATTGATTTCTTGAAGCTTCTACATGGTCGGACATGGTTTCTTTCAATCCTCTAATTTCTTCCATAATACATTTTTCTGATTGGTCAACTTTACTCAATACCGTGTCTATTCTCTGATGTATTTCGGATATATCAGCGTCTTTTTCTTTTCTATTACTGTTCATATCGTCATATACCTTTGAGATGTGGCGGTCATGTTGATCCACCAACTTTTCTATTACTTGGTCTAGTTTATTACAGATTGAAGATAAAGTCAATACTTGGGTTTTCAAAACACCAACATCAACTCTTAAATCATCGGTTGCCATTTTATTTCTTCTTCTCCGGCACTTTGGTGCCTTCTAATTTTTTATGCACCTTAACATCTTTACATACCTTAGTCATTTTGCCTTTTACTTCTTTATCATGGCAGACTTTTTTCATTTCATATTCAGCAAAAGCACTAAATGAGAAAGTTAGAATAACAAGAGTAATTAATGTTTTCATTCTTTATCCTTAGATTGGTGGAAAACTTGTGGTTATTCCTGTTGGTTTTGCCACAGGTGCTGGTGAACCAAAACTAGGTGCTGGTGCTGATACTATCGGTGCTGGAGCTAGTGGTGTAATTACTGGAGAAGGATTAACTGCGGCACCAGCCATCTTCTCTTGTGTACGACCAAATGCTGCGATACCTAAAACAGCACCCATGGCTAAGTGAAATAAACCTGCGCCTTGTAGTGTTAGTGGATTCCATTGGCTTACTGGTTGTTTAGTCAATACTTGAACCAAACTCCATAAAACAGGGAATACGACCATGTCCATCATACAGACTAACATATACATCCAACCCATGGCTGGACGCCATTTCTTCTGCATCCAATCTTCGTCTTTTTTAACTTCTTTTATTTCTTCTGGCATATTATGCTCCTAGAACGTGTTTGGCGTGTTCGTAATGTTTCTTACGGTCTGCTAAACCGAGAGTGCCACCATTGATACGCTTGGTCATTGTTTCGATATCACCAGAATCTGCATATTGATTTAAATTATTTGATTCCCAAAACCAGCAAGCTGATTGTGCTGCACCTTCAAATGTTTGAACATAATCAGAAACTTCTTCTGGAGTAATGCCAATTGAATCAGCAAATGCTGTATAATTATCTTTACCAGTTAGTTGGATTAAACCACGACCACAGTATTTCCATCCGTCACCAGACGCTTCATCTCCATTACCCATACGACTAGCGTAAGCACGATTAGCAATGGCTTCTGGTTTGTGTGCGTATTGTTCAGCAACAAGAGGCGGGAATTTCTTAGGCCACACCTTAGATAGTGTTTCGGACCTATAATTTAAGTTCTCATGTAGAGCTGTGAAGTTGGCAGATTCATGAGCACATTGAGCAATAAAGGCTGCAATACGATTTGGTGTGTTAATCTCATAATCAGGTAATAATACCGATAGAGCCTCATACCATTGGTCTAGATATGGGTTTTTAGGAATTAATTGTGATAGTTGTTCTTTTGTAATTTGCATTTAACTCAAAGCTCCTGCCATTTGTACAATACCAACTAATACTGTTCTACATAGTTGGTCTCTTTCTGTTTGTTGCGCCTGACTTTCAACATGACCTAGTATATTTAAATCTCCAATTAGTTCTTTGAAATCTTCTGCTGATAAGTTACCATCATAATACTGTCGTTGATACCCTTCAGCTAATGTTACTAACTGTTCTAGTGTGTTCATCTTGGTTTAGTTCCTGTAACTTGTTGAATACGCTCTGCCGTAGTCGTTATTATATTTAGTTTACTTTGACAATATGGAACACTCGGTTTATCTCTTTTATGTAATTCTTCTACTATTTTATGTAAATCTGTTGTCATACTAATTGTACCGGCATTTCTTGGTATATACTGACTGTAATTCTTTAGTTCTAGTGAGGTGATGTATAATGATTCGACATTTTTTGGTGTACAATCTTTGGTCTCAGCCAATG